TCACTCCGTTTCCTGATACGGCTTAATCTCACCGTACATCCCTGCCCTGGCGTTCCAATAAATAATCGGCCCATACGAGGTGCGGTCTGATGCCATCGCAGTAAATGGATGCCACTGGCCATTGACCAATATCTCGCAATCAAAAGCTGCCGTTACGCCCGGATAGCAATACTTGCAATTTCGCACATGCGTGCCCAGCCTGGCGCTCTCAAGCATTGCCGTTGGTGTCAGTAAGGTAGTGCCGTCTGTACGGGCCATCACTGTGACCGTCGTTGCCGATTGCTCCGCTGATGCCAGAACACCCCATACCGCCCAGGTGCCTGAAGCTAAATTGGACGCCACCATCACGGTGCCATCAGACAACAACCCCGCATACGCAAGCTTAGAACCGGATACCGCGCTATCAGGGGCTGCCGTATAGGTGCCGTTGGTAACCTGCATCAGCGCTGTAGAGCCCGGCCCTCCTGCCAGAGGAAGACCAACAGCACCATCATTGCCTTGCGGAATGCCAAAATTAATCATTTGGTTGGGAGCGTCACCAGTGATCTCTACGGTGGCATCCTCCCCTGGCCCCAGCGTGCTCACCGTACCAACCGTCAGTGTGTTAGGTGGTGCACCAGAGGAACCTTGAGGTCCGGTCTCCCCCTGAATTCCCTGCTCTCCCTGCGGCCCAGGAGGACCTTCCGGCCCGGTATCACCTTTAGGTCCCTGTGCACCAGTGTCACCTTTCGGACCTCGTGGTCCCATCTCACCCTGCAGACCGGTCTGATAGTCATCTTCCGTCCCCGCGTTCCCTGCATCCAGCCATACCTGATACGCCGTGGCCCCGCTATCGCCCTTCGGCCCCTGAGGGCCGGTGTCACCCTGAGGACCGGCTGACCCCTGTGGTCCCGTTTCCCCTTGCGGTCCGGTACTGCCGGTCTCTCCTTTGGGGCCCTGCGGTCCGGTGTCACCCTGGGTGCCACGCTCACCATCAGCCCCTGCCGAGATAAACAGCTGCCATGGCACCGCCGGCGGCTCGACGCCCTCCACGTCCTCCGTGGCCAGGTATTCACTGCCGGTATATTCGACCAGGTCATTTTTCTGGTAAGACATATCGGCGCGGAATGCACCGCGGGGAATGAGTGCATATTCCGCCGCCATTTTCGCTGACTCCCTCGCGCTGGCCGCCGCCAGCTCAGCTTCCAGCAGCAACAACTGCATCTCGTGCAGCGCTTCCGGTGTCGCATCGTCCGGATTGAATTCCGCCAGGTACTGATTAAGCGTGCCATCCGGGCTGTCTGCGTAAACCTGGATAATACCCAGGTAGTCCGGGGTATTGTTTATTGTGGCGGTGACCGCATAAACGCCCGGCATCACCGGCATGGCATAGCTTCCGTCCGTCGCCGTCACCGCAGCCGCATTTGTACCGGTAATGCTTACTGACGTGGTTTTTCTTGCCGTCAACTGGATGACCACATCCGGCATCGGCATACCAAACGGATCGTTAAAAATTCCCGTGATAATGGCCATTCACTCGAGCTCCACACTGATAATCAATCCTTTCGACTGCAGCCGGAATTCAACACGGCTGATTTTCCAGTCCCGATCTTCAACACGGCCAAATCCTTCCGTGGTAATTTTCCCCTCCGCTGTCATCCCCATCAGCGCCGGGGTCCCCGTCAGGGTCAGGGACATGCCCCTGAGCTTTTTCTCCACATGTTTGGTGCTGCCGCCGGCAACATACTGTGCATCCTTCAATGAAGGCTGCGGAGTGGGATAATGAAAGACAGGCTCTCCACTTCCCACCGTCAACATTTTCTGCTTCCCTCCATCGGCACTATCGATGTACGGGATGATCATGGTGCCGCTCCCCTTCGCGCTGACATCAGGGTGATCACTGTTGTCGTGATAGCGCCATTGCTCACACATGTCGGGGGTGAGGGTTCGGACCGGTAAGGGCTTGCCGCTGATGGTGGTGTCTGAATCGCGGGGGGACAGTACCCAGTAGTCGTGGGTGATTTTACTGACGGCCCCACATTCGCCGGCAATGCGCGTAACAAGATTCATGTCGCTCTCACCCAACTGATCGATATGCTCCACCGGGACATTCACCAGCCGGCTGTCGACCCGTGCCGTCAGTCCGTGCTCAGAGGCAAGGGTGAGCATGAAATCGCCCAGGGTGATATCGGAAAACGAGCGGGTTTTCTGCGACTGCAGCGTGCTGTGCCCGCGTTCGTTGGTCTTCGAAAATGCCCTGGCGGTGATTTCCACAATACGTTGCCCGCCAGACGCCTGCCCAGAGCTGCGTGCGTCCACCACGAATGTCCCCTTGTTCACCAGCTCACCACCAAACCCCAGCGCCACTGAAATCTTGACGCCTTTAGCCGGCAACTTCAGGGTGGCAGAGACCACACTGAAGGTGATTTCATCACTTTTTTTCGAGCCGGCACCGTGATCCTTCAGGGTCAGGTTGACCAGGTTCTCACGCACGATGTCGGTAATATCCTCGCCTTCGACAGACAGGGAGAAGTTGGGTTGCCAGGGCATATTGCCGGAATCGATATAGGCCATGACCTACTCCCAGAGTGAGTATTCGTTTTTTTTCTGCTGCGGCTTAACCGCAGGCAGCGTGAATGTCACGCCGGCGTCAAACACTTCCGTCGTGGCCAGATCGTAATTCTGAGGGTCATAGAGCACAGCTTCGACAGTGTTGTTTACCGTGCCGTAATGGCGAACGCAGAGGGTATCCAGGCGGTCGCCGTCTTTGGTTGTGTATTGCATTCGGTCACCATTTAAATTTAAATCAACTTCTGCTTATTTCACTATCACGACAGGCTGTATATTGCACAGCCCATTCCAAATAATACAGGGATTGTGAAATGCGTTTCTTCATCAATAACAGAGGGACATTCGGAGTCTCATTTTCAACAAAGAAAAGTAATGGCGGCTGCTTTAGTTTATTTGTGGGCCTTGTGTTTATAGTGCTTATTATCTACTGGCTATCAGCGTAATGTAATCACCGGAGTGTAAATGATGATTTTTCAATCCCTCGAAATTTTAGTTATCTTGTGGATTTGGCTTGCTGGCTCTTTGGCGGTTGCAAGTGTCGCCTGGCAGACGGGAAGAGTCTGGATTGGGTGGCTTTTTTATTCCATATTATTCACCCCTGTTCTGGCTGCAATATTAATGTGTAGCGTCCCTCATCGCCCCAAACGCAGGTTATATGGGATAGATTTATTGGTGGATGCAGCAAAAAAAGAATCGACGATAAAGAAGGAGTAATGTATCTCCTTACCCCATCAGACTGGCGGAATCGAATGTATCCGATGAACCGCCAGCATCACCGGTGAGCGCTTTGAATTTATCGTACAGTTCCTGCGCCCCTGCTTCCGTTGCGCCACCTTCAAGCACGACATTAAAATGATACTGGTTGTTGTTATTGACATTGGCATTGGCGTTGGCATTTCCCGGTCTGGAGAAAACAGGGATTACTTCGCCATCTGTTGAGGTGGGTTGCGTCACATCTCCACTCACACCTTGATGTTTACCCACCCAGGCTGTAGCAGCCTCATCTTGTTTTTCTTTGATATACCGAGACTTTTCACCTGTGCCGGTAACGGCTCCCCAGGTGTCATCCTTCAGCCCTAGTTTCTCAGCCTCAGGGCCGGCAATCTCCACTGCCCTTATCCTTGCCGCCTCCAGAGTGTCCATGTCCTCTGGTTTCCTGTCCTCAGGGAGGATCCATTCCATTTTTTCAGCCACTGCCCAGACTACCTGTCCGAATTTCACCAGCCCATCTACCACACGTTTAGGGCCGCCACCTTCCACCCATTCCGTGATCGCATTGGTGATTATCGCCTTGTTGTTTTTCACCCACACATTAAGTTGCCCTTCCCATTCTTTCAACTGAGGTTTCAATGCACTACCAATATCACCCGCAACACCAGCCAGCGCCGTCTCGGCAGATGTCCACATATTGCTGAGGATCTGGCTGGATTCGAGCGCCCCGCGAGCTTCATCCTCGGTGATATTGTTGAGATCTGCGGCCTCCTTCATAACCTGCTTATACGATTTGTTAGTGCTGAGGAGGTAGGTTACCAGTCTGTTTGCCTTCCCCCCCCATTAACTGGTCTGCCACGGATTCACTCTGTTGAGCGGTGAGTTTGCCGCTATTCACTTTCTCAACGATGGTTTGCATGATTTTATCGAACTGCTGCTGTTTGGTGCCGGTCATCAGATGCTTATTCAAACCCAGCATGGCCAGCATCGGGTTAACGGTTTTATCATTACCTTCTTCACCCAACTTATTGCTGAGCTCTTCGGTCAGATCGCCGTAATCCTCGCCATTCAGCCCGGCCTGCTCAGCCATGATGCTGCCCGCTTTATACTGTTCGAATGACATACCGTACTGCTTGGCAAATCGATATTCCTCGGCAGTTTTGCGATTGAGGGCTAGTATGCCGCCGCCAAGACCTGCCGCACCGGCAATACCCGCACCAGCAATCGCCACCGGCGCTTTGACGATCGCCCTGGCACCAGATGCTATCGTAGCTCTACCCTGGGTAGTCAGGCTTTCACCTCGTTCCTGCCACTTAATTCGGCGTGCCTCCTGCCGTCTTGTTTTCTCCTTTTGTTTCTTTTCGAGTTTTTGTTCCTTCTCCTGCTCACCATTCAGCCGTTCCAGCTCATGACGCGCACGTTCGATGCCGGCGCCAACCTTCTTATAATCCTCAACAAGAAAAGCCATACCGGCATGGCCAGACTTCACGCCATCCCGAATTTCCTTCTCCAGCGCCTCCTGCTTGTTAATGAGCGCCTGTGTCGCACGCTCCATGTGCTTTATCTGATTGACCGTGCTGGCTGAACCTGCCTTCATCTGGCGCTGCCACGCCGTCTGGGTTTTCATAACCTGCGCGGTTTCGGTACCAATGCGATCGATGCCCGTCGTCATGCGGTTCAACGTGCGGGTCATCGATGGGTCCACTGATGCCCCGAAGTTGATCGAGGCGTTGTATTTTTGGGATTTACCTGCCATTGGTTTTCCTGCTCTGGTCCAGTGCGCGTTTAAAATAATGCCGCCAGGTGCTCAGTGGCAACATCAACTGCTCACTGAAGGTCAGGCGGCACCAGTGGGTCATGCCTGGCTGGTTATTCAGGAACTGATCTTCGGACGGTCCGCCGGCGGTAACAAAAAACGGTTAAATGCCCCCACCAGTTGGTCGTAATCGTACGCCGGCAGCAACAGCAAATCGGCCTGATTCAACCCACACAGGCCCGCAATCATGAGTGATTCTTTTTCCATCATGCCCCCGCTGACTTCTCGTACATCAGCTTGTCGCGCACGGTAGGCTCACGCAGGGCGATTTCGGTGACCGCTTTTCCATTAATCTCGAATGGGCGGGACAAAGTGACTACGGTGGTATTGGCTGGATAATCCATCTTGTTTTCCTCATATAAAAATGGCGCCACATGGGCGCCCTCTGTTGGTCTGCATCATTAGCAGATTCAATGTCATCAGCTAAGAAACGATATTCCTGAATGGGATATATCCCGTCGCACTCCGTTGAAATCATTTCGTATTTGTAATGTCTTTGACACACATTCAATGAAAAAACACCTGTTAAGCTATATCAAACCTAACAAACGTATTTGGTCGATTTAAAACATATATGATATTAAAACAGAACCAAATAGATACATATACTCCAGGTTATTATCATATCCTCTCCCCATAATCATTACCGCCACCTCTAACAACACACCATTAAGAAAAATCCTAAAACGTTTAGTCCTCATTGCCAAATTTCAAAAAAAATACCATACATTACCCTGTATGTTCAGAACTTCTAATCATTCGGAGGGATTATGGCCAAAGAAATTATTTTGAGAAAAGAAGACGTACCCGGTCAAGACGTTCGCGTTTTCCTTGAACTGAAAGATGGAGATACATCTATCACTGCCGCAATGGCAACTGATGCGGACCGAGATAATGTGGTCGATAGAGTATCTATTGTCGGAGATCTTGATGGTGATAACGATCTGGATGAAGATGATAAAGCATTGCTACGCGATATGGTTAATCTATTTTTGAAAATCAAATGGTAGAACTCCATTTGAACAGTAGAATTTACTGCTGCAGTAGCAAATTTTTATGTTAACCATCCTGAATGACACTTGTTATTCGAATAATGGCGGTGACAGAACGCCCTAGCACTGAGGTGCAGGTTAGCTTCATGATTCTGCCACCGCCACCACGCAATGACCGAGTGTTAATACATATATTCGACCTTATATTAAAAAATTCCAAGACCCGGTACCGATTCAGTCCAGCAACAGCGCATCCCTCACGCTGGCCATCTCGTCGACGCCGTTGATGATGCGTTTGCAGTTCAGCGTGTCGATTTCGTACATCACGTTGTCATCGACCGTCAGCTTGTAGTAACTGAGGTTCACCACCACCGCCATGCCCACCGACTCCTGCCCACTGTTGCCATGCTCGTCAGGCGTGATACTACCGACAATCCCCTCCAGTTCGTCCACCCAGACCGACTCTGTCGTATCTGCGTTCAGGTACACCCGACGGATTTGCGCTCGCACCTTGCGCCCCTGGCCAAAACCAAACATAGCCAACACATCAACATCCGCCCCCACCTTAAAATCCGCCTGCATGGCCTCCATCCCGGTATCTACCGGCGCCGGCGCATCCATCCAGGTCGTGCGATAATTACCGACCGTCACCACCACCGCCGGTGGCGTCATCGACATAACATTGGCCACGCGAATGTTGTTCTGCACCCATAAGGCTGACTTTGCGTAAATAAAACCGGTATTCATGTGTGCTCCTGTCAGGCGGCCAGAGAGACCTGCCCGGTGTTTTTGTTGATGGCGTATTTGATGACGATCTGCTCTGCCGGGGATTTCGGCGTCACGGCGACGTTGATATACACAATCCCGGCCGCCAGCGACTCGGCCGTATTAAGCTCCTCATCCAGCCAGGCGCTGCCGCCGATAATCACGCCGCCCGTCACCTGCTGGCGCAGATAGCTGTTGATGGAGCCCAGCATCGAGACACCCAGCGATTTGCTGATCGGCGCGTCAAGGTACTCTTTTGTCATCGACAGCTGGATAGAGTCTTCTATCGCGTCCATCGTGCGACGCACTGCCTCAAAGCGCCATTGTGGGTCATCGGTGCACAGGCGGTTCCCCCAGTGCCGAAATCCGTCCAGTTGCACAAGGGTGCTGACATTTGCCTGATTGAGCTGGTTGGCCACGCAGGTCTCGTCACCAATCATGAAGCTGTCAACCTGCTCAAGGCCGGTAAAGCCCAGCACCGTCTGGTTGGACTTCGACCACCAGTACCCCCTGGTGCTGTCGATGCGGACCCGGTGACCTGCTGCCGCGGCAGAATACGGGCGCGCCTGTGTCTTGCCGGTCAGGTCACTGACCACGTTGATGCGCGGGCGCAGCAGCTCCACGCGGGCGCCGTACATCTGCCCGCGGCGCACCACCGCTTCCGGCGTGGCCATCGAGGGAGAGTCAAGGTAGGCGATGGCCCGGCAGCGCGCCGCCATGCTCTCCAGCGCCTTGCCGACACCGTCGTCCGTGCTCCATTCCGGGGCAATCAGGATCCGCGGTTGGTAATTGAGGGTCGACTGCCCCAGCTGCAACGACTCGATACCCTGCAGGATGTTGGCGCGCTGCGCCTCTTCATCCTCGTCGGTATCCACACGTACCACGATGACCAGGGCGCCAATCTGGTTCAGAATGTCGTACATGTCGTCATACAGCGTACCGCCATACCCCAGCTTTTTGGCCTGGTTACGACTGCCGGCAATCAGTGCCGGGGTATACAGCGGGAAAGGTTCATCCTCGCCGCCCTGCAGCGCCATCAGACCAAAAGGCGCCACCACGCCGACCCCCGCTATACCATCGGGTAATGCGGCGTCAATGCCCATGTCTTCGGCATCGAACATCAACGCGTTGACCGCCGCCACGACATCGTCTGCACTGGCGTCCACGACGCCTTCGGCATCGGTGCCGAGCGTGATGGTCAGTACGCTGTCCTCAAAATCGGCACTCGTCTCGGCGCCGGCAGACGAGTCAGCCTCGCCGGCAACCGCACGGACCTGCAGCTGATTGCCGGCAGCGCCGGCAGCGGTGGCCGTGAAAACAATCTGGTTGTCGAGCAGACTGCTGCCCGTCGACAACGTTGCCGCCGTCCCCGACGCCGCGTCGGGCGCCGTGCCGACCAGTCCAATGACCGACATATTGACGGTGGTTATCTGTTTGGGTGCGCTGTCGTCCTCAAGGGTACGAACGCCGTGAAGTTCCATAAGGTCTCCGGAGATAAAAAGCCGCGCAGTGGCGGACAGGGAAGATGAGAGGGGGGGTTATTTCGAGACAGGCTGAACGTTACAGATGCTGTCGCGCTTGAGGGCCTTGTCGCTGCTGCACTGGACAGACTCGTCGTGCCGGATGTACGTCAGGACGTTGGAGCAGGCGGCAATGCCGGCACTCAGCGCCAGCGCCCCCAGGATAAAAGCCGCTTTTTTCATTCACCGGCCACCTTGCATGCCGTGCTGTCTGTCACCATGACGCTGCTGCCGAGACTCTGCACGCTGACTACCGGCGGACAATCATTGCCGTTGTTCGACCGGTAGCTGACCAGGGTGGCACTGCAGCCGGTGAGCAACACAATAATCAGGGGGATTGCATATCTCATATTCACCACCAGCGGATAGCGGAAACCAGATGTGCGACACAGTACAGCACCACAGCGCGCAGCACCCAGCCAACGGCACTGGAAATCTCTTTTGTGACAGGCGCATCTAACGTCAGGCCATTTTTCATAGTCAACCTCATGAGTATTCGTTTATAATTTCTCATGCAGAATTAATATTCCTTTGCTCCAAATAAAAACCCCGCACTGCGTCAACAGTCGGGGTTTTGTCTTTTTGTATCCCTGGTGGATTATCAGCTGATACCGTAAATCTCCCGGTCGAGTACCGCCCACGTCTGCGCACCACACATGCCGTCAGCATCGAGGCCGTGGCGCCGCTGAAAGTCGGTCAGCGCACCAAGGGTCGCATTGCCGGCCACGCCGTCGGCGTCGCAGCCCAGCATCAACTGCAGTTCCCGCACATCGTCGCCCTGGCTGCCCATCTGCACCAGGCTACGGGCGATGCCTTCACCGTGGGCAAGCCGCAGCGCCGCTTCCGCTTCTTCGGCATACGCCGCGATGGTCTGTGCCTTGTCGGTACCGTTGATGATGCGCCGGGCGTTGACGTAATCGGTCTGGGTCTCAGTCAGGTAGTCAGCGAGCTTCTTGCCGGTAAACCAGCCGTTGGCCATGCCGTTAATCGCCACCTGCGCCGCCACCCACGGCGTCAGTGCAAAGTCAGGCTGCCGCACCAGCGGAACGTCATACGCCAGCGTGTTAAGGTTGACCACCACACCCTGGGCCTTTTCGTAATTATCCCGCCAGGTCAACTGGACGTAGCCTCGACCGTAATAGGTCTGCCCCGTCTCCGGGTCCGGGTCGCCGTAAGGATGTCCTGCGCCCTTGCCGTACTCTTCGATGGGCTGCATCGTGAAGGCGGTCTCGTGGTATGTGGTGGCCAGCACATACGCCAGCCAGCTCACCGGGATGTGGCGGTCAGGCTTGAGAACCGCATTGTAAACAGCATACGCCGTCGTAAAGCCAGCCAGGCAGCCGACCTGTGCATCAGATGTTCTGCCACTGAACCACACGGCGGTCATGCGGGTAAGGAATGCCACACCGGAAAAGCCCGAATGGCGTTTTCGGCATTGATGACAGTGATTCATGCGTCCTCCTGAAGAGAAAGAGTCGCCGGCGGCGTTGGCCAGGCAGCCGGTCCCTCAGCCAAATCTACCGCCTGCAAATTCACGACATAGCGCTGTATGTCCAATAACGTAGCCTGCTGCGCGTGTGTGGCCTCACCGGTAGATACCGCACACTCCAGTGGCCAGGCTGCATGACGCGCCTTCGTTACCCGCCGGTTGAACTCCCGCCGATTTCGGGCAACGGTTTCCGCTGTCGTATAAATACGCGGGACCACACGGGTGCCGTCAAAAACCCAGTTTTCGCCGTCCGGTTTAAAGCCTTTAGGCAAACTGTCGACACCGGCGACACTCATGCCGCGAGGAAACAGCATGCTGGCATCCGTGTCTGACACCACAATGACTCCGTTGTCGAAATAACCGACAAAATATTTACCCTGGATTTTTTCACTGGCGGCGTACCATTCATAACCATTTGCATCCACCAATGTATGCCGATGCACATTGAAATCCTGAAGCCGCGTGATCCCCTCAGGAACCGGTTTGATTTCTCGTGCTGATAATTCAAAAGCACCAAAGTAAAGCGTCAGCCATGTGCCATTGACCAGGTACTGGAGCGGAGAATACCCCACCTGCCAAATATGGCTGTCATCCGGCTGCGAAGCAAAATGAAAGTCATCGATATACCCATCATCCGTTGTTATATCCTGAGTGCTTCCCAGGCTAACCCTTGCCCCCTTGCGAATACCCTGCACATATGACGACAAATCGATGGGCTGGGGATTATTCGGGCTATAAACCCTCTGACCGGCTTCATTGATCACGTCGGCATTCATCGTGCCGTTGACCTGCAGGGAGACGCTGCCGTCAGCAATGTTTCGCCAGAGCGATACCAGCCACCCCTGCGTGTCGGCATAATCGAGTTTTTGATGCGTGCCATCTGAAAACACGGACATCGACACATCATTAACGGCAGAGCCCTGCACATCCAGCGACAACCTTTTGCTCGTCGTGGCATTGCGTGCAGCGAGCACGGGTGCGGTTAACGTCCCTGTCACGTTGCCCCCGGTAATAGGCAATGCACCAACATCTTCTGCGGTAGGCTTATAGACTGTGGTATATACCCTGTACCAGGTTACGCCATTTTCTGGTGAGTCCGAATGCCCAGACCATATTGCACCGGCATAGCTGACAGCTATATATCCCGTTGACGGGCCACCATCACAGGGCAAACTGACCACACCGGCAACGCCCGTTGTAGGGCTGCTTGCGGAGGTATTGTTAACACGATAAATTTCGCCAATGTTGTTATAGGCATCATCTTTATGGCTTGAACCTCGACCTAAACCAAAAGCACCTACCGCCATGACATTGCCAGTGTTAGTCCCAACATTAGCTACAGCTGCAGTACCCAGCTCAAGATTGTCGCGCGCCGCCTGCTGCGCGGTATCCCCCCTATCCGCAATTTCACCCAGATTCTTATCCTGCCGCAGGTAGAGTGTATCGGCCTGCTTTTCTGTCAGATAAGCCGTATCCGTCACCACCAGCATGACATCCGTGGTAGCCGAAAGCGCCAGCATGACCAGGATCTCCAGCGACACCGCAAAACCGCTGTCCGGCGCGGGTTTATCCTGGGCGGCATAATTCCCCACCGCATAAAGCGTCCCGTCTGACGCATAAATTGCCACGCCGCGGAGAGTGTAGCCGCCACTGTCCGCCGGGATGATGCACTGGGCAACAATCTCCGTCGGGTCGTCAGCACTGACATCCAGCGCGCTGATCGGGCCGCGGTACACTTCATTCGCAAAAGCGGTCAGCGCCGGATCCGGCGTAAAATCGACGCCGCCATCACACACACCAAATTCGGACAGTTCAACCGACTCGCCTGCGGCATGTGCCGCCGCCTCCAACTTCGCGCCGGCATCGCTCAGCAGGACATAATAATCACTCATCGCGTCTCTTCGCCTTTATCGTGACAGACTGGCGGGTAACCATGCCCCCGCCGATATAGCACTTGCCGTACACCTTTTCCGGGGTCACCCGGATATCGCGCAGGAAACTTCGGGCGTTCTTGGCATCGCTGATGTGGCTGAATATCTTCTGCAGCTCGTCGGTACTGACGCTGTTGCCGTGAACCACCGCCCGAAAGGTGTACGGTTCGCCCTGCGGGGTGTCCCTGAACCACTCGATGACATCAATCAGCCGATCGACAGACGCCAGCGCCTGTTTGACCGCGCCCGGGGTTCCACGTTTTTTATTGACCGCGGCGGCACTTTTGATGACATCGCGTTTCTGCTGCGCCGTCCACGCATCATCCCACCAGGTAACACCGAACTCCCATGCCAGCCAGGGCAGCAGCGCTGCCGGGCAGGCGTCGGGATTTTTCACATCACGGACATCAAACAACACATCCCCGACATGCCGCATGGCCCCCTCCAGCGCCCGCGCCTGCTGCGAGGCGTTCGGCGGCAATAATGACCGGTATGTCATAATCCCTCCGGCGGCGCGCCCTGCGTCGACGCGGTGGACGTCGTCAGGGTAATGGCGGTGCAATAGGTCGCCTCACCGGTTCCGGCATAGAGGGTCTCCAGCGGCGCCGTCAACGTCACATCCTCAACACCCGGCTGCTTCAGGGCTTTATAGACCCCGGCTATCGACAGCGGCACGCCAATCCGGTGAACGCTGTCGGCATAATGCTGCATGGCCTTCTTCGCCGCCGTCATCACTGTTTGCGCATCCGGTCCGCTGCCGAACATCAGTGTCGCCGTCACGGCATACTCAATGAGGGTGGCCGCCTTCACCACGACATAATCCGTCAGTGGACGGATAAAATCGGCGTTGAGCGCGGCATCAACGGTATCAAGCAGCGCCTGGGGGGGTACCCCGCCACCGTCATTACTCAGCACATACACCTCGACGTGACCGGGGGAAATCGCATCCTCTTCCTGTGGCCCGTAGGCTTTTGCATCGCGCACCGCGCCGTCGGCAGACAGCGCAAAATACTCATAGGCCTGTATCGAGCCTGCCGTATTTCGTGCGTACCAGCTGAGCCGGATACGCAGGCGAAACGCATCGTCCCCTTCCATCACCGCATCGGTAGGCGGGACAGGGGTATCATCCGCCGGGGTGATCACCAGCCGGTAAACGTCAAAATTGGCGCCCAGTTGGTCGAGGTCTGCGCCCCTGGCATAGGCCAGCAGCGTAGCCAGCACCCCGGCGTTCGTGCGGGCAACATTGACCATCTCGCGATAGCAGCTGATTTGCAGCAGCTTGACCGCCGGGTCACTGTCCAGCAGCGCAGTAAAGACCGGGTCAAGAGCCTGCAGCTCGGCCAGCCGCTGTGCCAGCAGGTCCTCGAAGGCCGGCATAGCGATGACGGAAGGCGGCGGTAATTGACTCAGATCGATAACATCACTCATAGTTCGATATTCTCCAGCAAAACGGCACGCTGAGTTTCAACATCCGTGGCATGAATGCTGAGCCGGATGACCCCATTGCCGACCTGCAGCACCTCAATGCTGTTAATCGCAATACGTGGTTCCCAGCGGGCCAGCGCGCCGGCGGCGGCCATCACGACCCGAATGGTGGTGGTGCGATCGGCAGGATGGTCAACCAAGTAAATCAGGTTGCTGCCGTAGCCGGGTCGCATCACACGGGTGCCGACGGGCGTGCTCAGAATGTCCTGGACGGACTGGCGGATATGGTCGAGACCGGACAGTGGTTTGCCGGTCACCCGGCTCATTCCCTGCATAACATCACCATTAAAAAGCCCGGCTCACGGGCCGGGCTCCTCCTCTGACTGCATGTTCTGGTTCGGCGGATCGGTAACGCCGCCACCGTCGCCGTTTTCATTGTGGGTGTGTCCGTTGTGGGTGTCGCGGATCTGCTGCAGGGTGCCGGTTTTATCACTCACCTCGCCGGTCACTTCCAGATCGCCGGTCAGCACCAGCCTGCCGCCCTCGGGCAGGCTGACGTTCAGGGTATTGGCCCCCGTGCTGTACCCGACCGCGGCGCCGTTGCCGAAACGGACAAGATAATCGCCGGGGTTGTCCGATGGCGGCACCCGATCGTCGGTAAAACCAGCCGGAAACACCAGACCGGCACGTGTTTCGCCGCCAGGGCTCAGCACCAGCACCGAGGCCCCCACCGCCGGCAGTGCCCAGACGCTGACCCCGTCATCGGCCAGGCCGGCCAGCCGCAGCCAGCCGCTTTGATGAACCTGACCGGACACCGGGTCGCTGCCGAATGTCACCCGGCAACGCGGCGGGCTGACCTGCACCGCCACCACATTGCCGAACCGGATCATGCGCGCCACGCGCTGTGATAAATCTGCCAGTACATAATCAGCCATCGAACACCCCGCCGATCACCTTTTTCATCGTCTCCAAAGCCTCACTGAGTCTGGTGTCCTTGTCCCTGAACCCCAGTGACAGGGTGTCCGGTACGGTCTGCCCGTCCGCCAGCCTTTCACCGTAATACTGCAGGCTCAGGGTGATGGTCTGGTGCTTCGCCTGGCTGTTCGGGCGAAACTCATCCATTACCTGGCTGAGCTCTGTCATGACCCAAAACCCCATCACCTTGCCCGTGCCCGCCACCAGCATCAGCGGAGTTTTCATGCTCGCCTGCAGGCGCAGCTGCTCGACCGGATCATCGGAAACATCGTTAATCAGTCCGTATTTTGTCAGCGCCATCGTCAACAATGCGGGGTTGATCAGTGTCGCGTAGAGCTCGCAGTCGAATTTGAGCGTCGGCCTTTTTTTACCGGTGTATTGCAGCAGATCGGGCTTGCCGATACGCCCCTGGGCCGCCCAGGTCCACACATCGCTCAGGCTCAGCTTGCTGTAAGCCAGGGTGCTGAGCTGGAAAATAAAGTCGCCCCACATCATCAGCGGCGGCAGCTGATCCAGATAGTTTTCGACCTGCTCGCGGGCGTTCGCCCTGAGCACGGACAGCACATTCGTGTTCATAATATAAGGCTCGTCACGTCATCAGGGATGTTCAGCACGTTAATGCCCATGATTTTTCGCAGTCCGAGGAGTGGGTTTATCTCAAGCAGCGGCATGATACCGTCCGCCGCCACCCGGTAGTAGTTCACCGTGACCGTCATGGTGTGCCCCGTATCGGCCTTGTTATCCGTGCCCGAGTCATCCGGGCGGAGGGTGTCGATGTACCCTTCGACCTCATCCTCAAGGTAATCAATGCCCCCGTCCCCCTGGTACGCCCGGCGGACGGTCAGCCTGGCCTTGATACCAGGAATAAAGCCGAAAAATAAAAAGGACGAGTAACCGTGCCCGACAAACTTGTAGGTAGCTGTCATCGGTTTGGTGCCGCGGTCTATCCCTATCGGGGCATTCATGGCACCCGTTTTAAACCACGTTCGCTCGATCGCGATTTCAGGCGGGGTATAGGTCACCGTATCGGACAGCGCAATGCCATTCATAAAGAGACTGCAGCCACGATAAATCGACATTTAAGCCTCCTCGTCAGGCCCGCGCCGGGCCAGCAGGGTGTAATCATCCTTATGGGTGGCCCCCACGTCAGGGGAGATACCCATCCATACTTCTTTCAGCGTTGGTGCACCGGTATCATCAAACGGATCCATACCGACAGCCACGCACTGCTCAATCGTCACACACCAGGCGTGATGTGACGCCAGCGCCTTTTCATCCAGATAGATATTGCCGCTTTCCGCCGAGACGAAATGCGCCGGCCCCGTTCCCGGGCCGAACTGCCGTTGATGGATCCAGCCGGTAAACAGCAGTGCCGCATTTCTGATTTTTCGGTTGTAGCCCTCTGCGGCCAGTTCCCGGACAATGTAAAAATTGCAGGTCAGGTTCACCGTGAGATTTCCCCCCAGGCAGGCCTCGCTTTCCTCCCAGCGCTCAATATCAAAAAACACCGCCGGGGTCTCATAACCATCGCCCATCTCGCTGTAGATCCCGACCGTTTTAAAGATATCCAGACTCCGGAGCGCAGCCTCTACGGCCGATAAGTAGCCTTCAAAATTCAGCAATCCGTTCATCTGCGCCTCCCGGTCTTCAGATCAAAGTGAACATTGCCCGCCACGCGCCCATTAAGATCCTGTTCGAAGTAGCGCCAGAAGACCGGCCCGATAGTGTTAAAAATGTGGTCGTCGATGGCATCTTCCATTCCTTCGGCCACCGGGATACGGGCTTCCCTGATACGTCCGTCGTCACCGCGGATCCAGACACTGCGATAACCGTAACGCTTCCCGATAAAAGCCCTGTCGAATGTCGTGGGGGTCAGCCCTTTTCCGGTAGGGAGAAAGGTGACTTTCCCGGTGTTTTGGGCCGCCCCCTTGTTTTTCCGCCGGCTGTCGCCCGTACCGCTGATTTTGCCCTTCAGTTCATGGAGTCGGAACGGGTTCAGCCCGTACCAGATTTTTGCCCCCCGGATCTGCAGACCAGAAAGGCTGCGCCCCTCCCGGCCGGCGTTGCGTTGTTTTTTAAACTGCCTGACGCGCCGCCGGGCGATGGATTTTTTCCTGACCCCGGCCTGCTCCATCATCAGCATGACAGAATCGCGATACAGCTTGCTGACCGTCCGGGTCAGCGCGCGGTTATAAGCGCCAACGTACTGGGCCTGGGTGGCATTCAGGGCTTGCTTGAGACTTTCCATGGCCGAAACATCGATATCGAAAACCTGGGCATTGACCATGACACCTCCCTCAGGCCCATTCAGTAAACGCTGTACGCGTTATTATCGCTGCCGGTGACCGGATCGAGATAAACACCAACAGCCGGCCCCATCCGGCTGAACCTCCCTGACAGAAAAATCCGTCCAGTCGTCCCACGTGATAGCGCCGTCCGGCGCCAGCGCCTTACTTCGCGGCACGCTAACGACATCGCGCGAAGACAAGCCGACGGCGTCAGCGGCCATGAGCGTCAGGGTTATCACCTTGCCCTGAACAAAACCGCCATCGGGCAGATCCGTACGGGTATAAGGCTCGTCAAACACGGCAAGAACGCAATCCCCCTTTGGCAGTCTGACCGGCCGGCCAAACGTCGCTATCATCTGCCGGTCGCCGTGACGCAAATCGTCATCGTAGCTCATACCGCATCCGCGTAATTTTCATCAATGAGTGCCTCGGCCTCATCAGCATCCACCACAATCACCTTGCCGGCCGGCACCACTTCACAAACACGTTTCACCGTCGCCGGACGACGTTTGTTTACGCCTTTCTTGTAGTGCCAGACGTCTACGGTTGCCTTCAGAAGGATGCAGCGAAGCGCCGCCCCACCTTCTTCTCGCATTTCCGGCTGCAACTCAGCAGGTATTGTGGCCGCGGTAACCAGCTCGCCGACGGTGGTAATGTCCCCCTCGGCATCGTCATCGTCATCGTTCAGCATGCTGAGCTCCAGCCTTGCTTCACTCAGGCGAGCCTCAAGTTCGGGTTTACTGCCCTCAATACTGAGCTGGCGGCCCAACTGGCCACTCAACGCATTGAGTTCCGCGATCAGTTCTGGTTTGTTCATCATCACCTCGGACAGATGGCGGGAAACCCGCCATCTAAGGAAAAACGGCGTTACGCCAGCTGCACAACCACAAATGCGTCCGGATCCGGCAGGAACATCGCCGGCGCAGATTGCGTCATGGTCATGGTGACACCCGGGTCGCCAGTGATGGTCCAGGTTTTGGGAAAGCGAGTCCCTTCCACCAGCCCCTCACGGATAGCATCTTCATCAATGATGGCGCCATAGGTACGTAACCCTCGGGTCAGTGTATTGCCCATCACCAGGGTGTTTTCCGGCATAAAGCGCGTTTTCTCGCCGGTATCCGGATCGATGTACTGCCCCTTGTAAACGACAATCATCACGTCGCCATAAAACCCCTTGTAGCTGACCACATCCCCCAAATCCTTCAGGGCCGTCTCGAGGCGACTCCTGGAGCCGCGACGCGTATCCAGTTTCTCGCGAAACCGCTTAAAGCCGTTGAGGGTTTTCCAGGCCAAACCGTCCAGCACCATAATATCGACGGCGCCCGACGCATTGTCGGCATACCGGTCAATATCGTCTGTCGGATCGAACGTGTCCGGATCCTGCGCGGACCACGCGGTACCGCCGGACTGGATGATGTTGTTTTCCGGGCTGCGCTGCATATCGATTTCCTGCGTCGGGAACCGATCGCTGGTCAGCGTATACTTGCCATACAGCACCGCCTGCACCCCCTGGTACTCCTCGAGCTGCAAGATGGACATCTCTTCATCCCTGAGGTTCTGCGCAATGATGGCGGCGCGGCGCTCTGTCAGCGACAGCGGCTGCGACGGATCTTCGCCCGGGCGGCGCTTGATGCTCTGGCCGGAATTAACCGTATGCTTGGATTTGACATACCCGGGCTTGAAGCTGCTGGTTGTCGACCCCCGGGAGTGATCGACCTTGCCCGTCACCATCGGTGCGCAATACACCGCCATCGGCACTTCGCCCGGGATTTTATCCAGGTAGACTTCCTCGGTCTGAAAGGTGAAGGTGTCAGGGAAAAACAGCTCGAGAAAAAGCTGCCCTGAATTTGAATTTCTGAGTTACCGCGCCTAGCAACTCACGCATGGTGTAGTAGGAGGTTACTGCTGTATTTTCGGACATACAAAATTCCTGTATAAAAACCGCCACAGGGGCGGTTGGAGTCGTTGACACGTGCCGGCCGGGGCCGTGACGTCTACAGCTCAGCCAATACTGATGGCCGTACCGACAAACGCGATCTGTTTCTGGCCTTCCGTCAGATCCTCCGGCCAGTTAATGGCCGTCGAACGAAAAGAGCCCTTGTTGTAGTAACTGAACCCTTTCACGCCCAGCGTGCTGCTCTCGGCAAAACAGGTCAGCCCCACGGCAGTGCCGGGGGTACCGTCCCACGACACGAACTCATCCCCTGAGGAGCCCGAGGAATCCACCATCACCGGCGTCAGGCGGGGAACATCCACCCCCTGCGCCAGCGTACCCACCACCGACAAGGGCAGGTCGGGGCCGAGGATAAAATCATCCTGTTCAAACGTTTCAGTCTGGCTCATGCTTACTCTCCGGTTAAACGCTCAACGGCGGCATTGAGCACGCCCATACGCGTATCGGCGTCAGTTTTTTTCGGCGCCCCGCTGCTGACCGCGTCGGGGGACTCTTTTTTCATTAGCGCATCGAGCGCCGTTTCGGTTTTAACCTGCGCGCTGATCGGCGATGCCGCCAGTGCGATTTTTGCGGACGCCAGTGTCATGCCCGGCATTTTTGCCAGCGCTTTAGCCAGCGGCTCCCGCCCCTTAGCCTCATCACACTCCAGAATGGACATGATGCGATGCATTTCATCGGTGGCCACTACCGCAGCATCGGCCGGGAGCGTGGGGATCTCAACCTGCGTCGATGCCTCCGCCTGTTGCCCTTCCGGCAGTTGTACTTTCTTTTCTGGTTCAGACATATACACTCCTTTCGGTTTCATCGATGCCGCCATGACCGAGACAGCATCCGCATAATTCACCACCCGGCTGGCAAGCCCGGCCTCGATGGCCGCCTCACCTTCATAGGTGTCCGCTTCGGTGGCCAGCACCGCCTCTTTCGCCAGCCCGGTATACTTCGCCACCTTCGCGGCAAACATCTCGCGATTCTCATCCACCCGCGTCTGAATGTCCGCCCGCACGTCGTCAGGTAACTGCTGATACGGATTGCCGTCGACCTTGTGGGCGCCGGCGTAAATCAGCGTGATATCCACACCAGCCTGCTCCAGCGCCCTTTCCAAACTGCGGTGCGCCACGACGACGCCTATCGAGCCCACCACGCCGGTCTGGGTGATCAGCCGTTGACTGCAGGCGGAGGCCAGCAGGTACCCCGCCGAGCAGGCCATGTCATTGGCCAGCGACCAGACCGGCTTTTTATCCCGTGCCCGGGCAATCAGGTCGGCGGTATCAAACGCCCCCGCCACCTCACCGCCCGGTGAGTCAATGTCCAGCAGGATCCCTTTCACCGCCGGATCATCCAACGCCAACTGCAGGCGGGTAATGATGCCGTCATACCCCGTCATGCCGGAAAACGGCTGCACATACCCAAATTTGTGCACCAGCGTTCCCGTGACAGGCAGTACAGCGATACCGTTTTCCACCCGGTACGATTTGGTGCGGCGCCCGCCTTCATCGTCATCCCAGCCGAACGCCAGTTTTTTCAGCGCGTCGCCGGCATAAGCCTGCCCGGTGACGGCATCCACCAGCCGGCTGGCACCAAGACGCTCGCCGAGCACCGAAAAGAAAACCCGCGCATAGGCGGGTTCAAGTAACAGTGGCTGATTGAAGACTCTGGCGGCCAGATGTTGGTAGCTAGGCCATTGCATGTTGTTCTCCCGGTTTATCATCCGTTTGTGACGGCAGCCTGACAGCCCAGTCCGGATCGGCCAGCCCCGATTCGCGCCGGCGTTCAATCTCAAACTGCTGCTGTTCGAATACGTCTTCGTAGTCCATCCCCTGCAGCGCCAGTTCATGCTGGTAGGTGCTGAGACCGGTGGTGATGCGCATCGCGCTCTCCTGCACCTCCTTCAGTCCGTCAATGGCCATACGCCCGGCACCAATCCACAGGGCATGGGTCCAGGAATTACGCGCTTCGTAAAAACCATACCGGGCCCTGGCCGGCAACGTGATAACGCCGCGCGCCAGCGCCTCTTCAAACCAGCAGCCAAACATCAGTGACGCCTGGCGGCCGGCAATAAAGCGGCGACGGCCCATGTAGTAGCGCCAGCTGACGTTCGCGCTGGCCCGTGCGCTGGAATAGCTGGTTTTGCTGTAGTCCCGCGACAGCTCCTCATACGACACGCCGGATCCGGCAGCAACGTTGCGGATAATGGAGCTTTCCAGCTCGGCAAAACCGTTGTCCGCATTCTGCGCCGTCTGCAAATCCAACTCATCCCCCAGCATCAGATGGGGGATTTTGACCCCGCCCAGCTTGATATTGGCCCCCTGGTAATAATCAATGATGGTCTTCATCATCACACTGATGGGGTTATCCTCACCCACCTGTCCGCCCGCCAAATATTCAAACGCTTTTTCGGAATCCAGCGGCGAACGAATGGTGGCGGCATACATCGCCCATATGAAATGTCTAGAAAATAATGTTTTTATGTATCATTGAGTTGTGAGATAAACGGATGGTGGTACGTATGAGCTTGCAATACACATTGCAATACACAAAAAATCGCTAGATTTGGTATGGCCACCGGCTCTGGGGGGAGATTCCAGCAAGACACAAATTCCAGCAAAAGAATCTCAGATCCATTGAAACCGCACCGACCAGCAGCGCCAATATCTCAAACCACGCGCCCACGGATCTCAAACGAAAACCGCACAACTAGCGCCAGCCTGCGAGGTGCCAAAGTGAGGACGGAAGAATCAAAGATATGCCACCTTCGCCAGTGAGGGCAGCATATCCATGTACAGGTAAAAAGCAGGCGAGGAACCGGTGGAAACGAGCTTACTGTTTATCGGTTAGCTCGATATGTTTATCCAGCATATCGGGGATATTCTCGCTGATGCGCGAGCGTCGGGTGACCTGGCGGTTACATCCTGGCGCACCGGTCAAATGATATCGATGCCCTTTTGATTTCACGGGTCCTTTCCAGCGCTCAAAAGCCTGCCGGGCGGACGACGCGCACATTCTCGCTATTTATGTGCCAGACCAGAAAAATCCCCCCCGCCACCACTAGATAAAAAAACAAGCAAAATATCGAGTTATACCAAGTTTTTAAACCAGCCCGAACTGGCTGAAGAATTGGATGTTGACCGCACTACTATCGGCACATGGGTAAAAAAGGGCTTCCCTGTATCAAAGAGGATCAGGGTAAACCTCATTCCTTTCATCGGAGCTGTAGCCTTTGGTGGATGCTGGGTAAGGAGCTTTTAGAGAGGAGAAAAATCACAGGGCTGAGCGCCGTAAAGCAAAATATTTTCGCCAGAGCTGGCCGATGAGTAGGATCCTGGTGATGACCTTGCGGGCGAGGTGTAGATGGTTCCCATGCTTTCCTAACTCGGCATCATTCACGATGAGATAATCAGAGAAGTCGGATTTATTCGCGGGCTAAAAGGCTAAACCATCGGCCTGCAGCTATGAAAAGCACGGGAGCTTGATAAAAACGAACAAAAAAAGACCATGCCCGGTTATTAAGCAAGTGTAATAGATATATATCAATGAGTTAATACAATCCCTAACCGGACATCACTTCAGAAAAAATCTCATAAATAGCGAGAGTGTGCGCGTCGTCCGCCCGGCAGGCTTTTGAGCGCTGGAAAGGACCCGTGAATAAAAACGAGAATAAATATCATTTGACGAGCGAGCCAGAATGATAATCGATATCATTTTACCGGTGCGCCGGGGTGCAGCCGCCAGGCCACCCGGCGCTCGCGCCGCAGCGCGTTATTCCATGGCCGCTCGACCGACAGTCCGGCATTAAGCATCACATCGTTACGGTGGGCGCTGATAAAGTCCTGATAGACCTTTTCGGGGTGGTTTCTGGCGGCCCAGTTATCGGCATACAGTGTTGGCTCTGACCCCACGTAAACCTTGCCGGCTTCCATACTTGCCCACGGCTCCCGCAGCATTTCGACATCGGTGCCATCGGTACACCAGATGTGGGTGTAGTCCGGGTGGTCACGCAGGTAATGATAAATATGCAACCAACGCCGGAAATAGACGTTCATCTCCACATCAGGAACGTGCACCCGCGTGGCGCCGGCAGGTGCCGCTTTCAACTCGTCGGCCAGCACCACCACCTCGGCGCCGCGGATGGACGCCGCCCACGCCGACAACAAGTTGGCATCCGCCTTTATTCGAGCGCCACACTGCGGATCGGACCTGCTGGTCATTAGCGTGGTCAGCACCAGGTGTTTGCGTGTCCGGTAGTCCACATAGGCGTGTGAGTTCAATGGGTCGATGCAACGCTATCCTTAATCAAGGGGGGACGTTGCCATGAAACGAAGAACTCGGATTAACTACACGCCAGAGCAGAAGGCGATTATCTGGGACAGGTATAAGCAAGGTGATTCCCTGCATGATATCGCCAGAATGTTCGACAGATTTCATTCTTCTATTATGCCGACTATCCACCAGACTGGTGGGTATCGCCCTCCTGTTCGAAAGCGGCACCGGCTGGCTCTTTCACTTGATGAAAGAGAGGAGATATCCAGAGGATTGGTAGCAAGACGTAGCATCAGGGATATCGCTGATAAATTATCAAGAGCCCCCTCAACGATTAGCCGCGAGATCAATAGGCATGGAGGTGCAAAACAATACCGTGCAGCAAAAGCAGATACAGCTGCGTGGGAAAGTGCTCTGAGACCAAAACCTTGCAAGCTAATTGAAAGCCCCACATTGTGTAAACTCATTGCAGAAAAGATGCATCAGGACTGGTCACCGGAACAAATCGCCGGTTGGCTGAAACGCTGTTATCCGGATAATCAGGAAAAGCATGTGTCACACGAAACGATTTATAAAACGCTTTTTATACAAACCCGGGGAGCATTAAAAAAAGAACTACAGCAATGCCTCAGAAGCGGAAGAGCGGTTCGTAGATCCCGAACGTCATCACTTAAAGGGAAAGGATTAGGGAAAATCCCGAATGCGATACCTATCAGCGAAAGGCCACCGGAAGCCGCAGACAGAGCCATACCTGGTCACTGGGAAGGTGATCTGATCCAGGGCTCGAAAAACTCCTATATCGTCACCCTCGTAGAACGCCATTCCCGCTTTGTTATGTTGGCTAAAATCAGGGACAACAAGACCATAACGGTTATATCTGCACTCATCAGACAAGCCCGGGAATTGCCTGTTGAGCTTTATAAAACATTAACCTGGGATCGGGGAGCTGAAATGACCAGCCACACCCGGTTTACTGTAGCAACAGACATCCAGATTTACTTCTGTGATCCTCAATCTCCCTGGCAACGTGGCTCAAATGAAAATACGAACAGGTTGCTCAGACAATATTTTCCAAAGGGAACTGACTTATCGGTTCACAGTCAGCAGAGACTAAACAGCGTTGCCAGACAGCTCAACGAAAGACCGAGAAAAACGCTAGACTATGAATCACCCGCAGAACGGTTCAATAAGTGTGTTGCGTCCATCAGTTGAACTCACACGGCATACCCGGCGTCCCGACGCTGACCGTAGATACTGGCGTTACGCCTGACCAGTTTTTCACGATCCGGACGCGGTACCGAGCGGTCAACAGCTTCGTGCTCGTCCAGGGAGTAAATCAGCTTTTCCGACCCGGTAACGTCCGTAAATGCCCACGTTGTCAGCCCCGCATGGTGAATGCGCAGCGCCAGATCGCCATGTTCGTACATACCGCGCCCGTAAACCGGATCGAAGCCACCCACCGTCTCAATGGCACGGCGATGATAGTAGAGCATCACGCCACGCTGCCCGGTGTACGCCACATGGCGCTCATCAAGATACAATACGGCCAGGTCTTTGAGCTTTCTCGGGCCGGCCAGGTCGAGAAACTGATACGCCAGGTGCGGCTCGGGTGAGTCGATGTAAGGCTGGTGCCAGTCATCGGCAATCGGCCAGGCATCATCGTCCCACAAAAAGAGATGTTCGCAGCCGGCGTTCATCAGCACCTGCAGGCTGGCATTTTTCGCCGCCACTATCCCCAGAGACTGCTCATGACGAATCACCTGCACACCGGCCGGAACAACCGCTGCCGGTATCGAACCGTCATCGACCACCACCAGCAGTGCGCCGGCAGGCAGATGTTTCACATGCTGCTCAAGCGTGTTTTTTAATACCTTTGCGCGGCGATGTGTGGAAACAGCAATGCCGATTTTGGCTGATGCTCCACGCGCCGGCACGTACGGGACACCATCAATAGTCACCTGCATACCCAAACACCTCTTGTGCGGGTTGGAAAATGGCGTTCTGGCAAACCTATATACCGTTACCTGCCACCCGCAACTGAAATTTTATCCGCCAGAAGACAAAAGCCCCGGCGGTTAGCTGAACTGCCCCCCAAAAGTTGGACACCCAACTGAATAAGGTGCAGTTTTTTATGGCAAAACCAAAATACTCCCTCGAAACCAGACTGGCAGTGGTCAGCCACTACCTCTCCGGCAAAGATGGGCCACAACGGACCGCAGCACGTTTTGGTGTCGAAAGAACGTCAGTTCGTCGCTGGGTAAGAGCCTGGCAACTCCACGGTATTGATGGCATTACCTGGAAAAATGACCGCCATTCTCCTGAGTTCCGGCTGGTTGTCGCCCGGACAACTCTCAGTGAAGAACTTTCGATGCGTGAAGCTGCTGCACGGTTTAATATCTCAAATGAAACCGTTGTCCGGCACTGGGTTAATGTCTACAAAGACACTGGTGAGAAAGGACTTCTGAGCATAAAACCAGGTCGGAGCATGGACATGACATCCCCCCAAAAAAAATCTCCACTTACCGATGCAGCGCTGGAAAAGTTATCGCCCGAAGAACTGCGGGCTGAACTCCGTTACCTGCGTGCAGAGAATGCCTATCTAAAAAAGCTGAAAACCTTGGTTCAAGACGAGAGAAACGGCAGAAAGCCAGAGTAA